GAAAGATTCTGGTGTTCGTTCAAACAATCCGAATAAGAGTCCCGAAGAACCTCCGAGGAATACCGAGGTTCCTCAGATAGGTGCGAGTCAGCCAATATCAAATGACATCGGTTTAACAAAGGAAAACTCTGAGGCAGCACTGAAGTATATCGCTTCTCAATGGGAACTTGTCATAGCGCCGTTCGGTGTCGGTTATGATTTCGATCTTGCTCAGAGTGTAATTGCTTCTGCAAGGAAGAAGCTCCGTGAGTTCTATCAATCGTTTCAGGGTGAGAAGGAAATCACGAGTCAGGCGCTCAACGACAGTATTCGTCAGGATTATATTGACCGCCGGCTTAAGCGGCGTGTCGGCCGTATATACAATAAGGCTTTCGATATATATGAGGAAGAGGACTTGAAGCGAGATACCGAAATGATCGAAGAAATCTTGAATCAAATCGACGAGTATATCTTTACCGATGAAATGATTCAGAATTATCGAGTTCTTTCGATTGCAGATCCAAAGGACTATACTCGAACGACTGATACACCTCAAGAACCGAATACCGACGGTGATATTGTGAGTGAGCCGGTGTCTTCCGTAAAAGGATCAAAGGGCAATGTCACTGATGACTTCAAGAATGCAACTCGAAACAAGCCGATTCAAAGCGCACTTCGATCGATTCTTGAACAAGTGTCCGCCGAGACCGAGACTTCAATCGTAATCTATTCTGCAGGACAGGATCCGAAGGGTACACCGAATGCTCGAAGAACGGGTTCGATTCGCCATGATAATGGTTATGCCGCCGATATTCGTATTTACAAAGATGACAGAAGACTCACCGCGCTTCGTTCTTCTGATCATGAAGATCTGACCGAGATTGTCAAGAGTCTCAAGAAAGCCGGTATCGGAAGTGTGGGTGCCGGGCCCGGTTACATGAATGGTAATCTACATGTCGACATTGCAGATCGTGTCGGACAAGGTCAAGCCCTGACATGGGGTGCCGGAGGAAGAAGCGCTAATACACCTTCATGGTTAAGAACAGCATTTTATGGATAATACATTAAAACCAGACGTTAACGGATTCTGTATCGAAAAGTTCGTGAGAAAGGCACTCGTCGAAAGAATACGCGGATCAAAACTCGTAGGCTTTACACCGAAGAACGCGACCATACAGAAAATATATTCGAGTAAAGCCGAAGAGTATGCCGAATACTTCATGCGCCTTATTCGTGTCAAGACAAACTTTCAAGCAAACATTGTAACACAGTACAGGTTTATTTCCTCAACGGGCAATCTGGTCGAGAGAGAAAGAGTTGGCCTGTTTAGTATTGATCCTGTGAAGGTAAAGGAAGTTCCTCGTCAAATGCTCTTTGATCCTGAAACAAATATCGATGTTGGTATTCGCCTTTATACCGATTTGATTATACGAGAGAATAAGCTTCCTGACATTAATTCCGAAGTTTCGATATAAATAGAAGTATATGCTGAGGTCCGATTTTAACGAGAACGAAAAGTCACCGACACGTGTTTCGACACCGACCGCGGGTCTTTTCTCGGATATACCGATATCGTTTATCTCTCATCCTCAAACAAAAGACATTCGTCCAATTACTGACATTCAGGCAATTCGACAATCGGTCAAGGTTCTTGTATTGACATCTACTACCGATCGTCCTTTCCGTCCTGATCTTGGTGGTAATGTTGCGGCGTATCTCTTTGAAAATGCAACACAGTTAACTGCACTTGGTATACGAGATGAAATCACTCGAGTCCTTGAACGCAACGAGCCTCGCATTTCAAATACAACTGTTTTGGTTGATCTTGATGAAGATCAGAATCGCTTGCTTGTGACAATCGCTTTTCAAATCAAAGGAACACAGACAAATACCGAAGTTAGTTTTTATCTCGATAGAATCCGCTAAACACCATGCCCATTAAACAATTTTCAGTTACCGATCTCGATTTCGCCGATATTAAATCAGCGATCACGGAGTATTATAAAAGATCAGATGGTCCTTTTAAAGATTTTGATTTCGAAGGTTCAGGATTGAATCTGATTCTTGATATTCTTGCACACAACACCCACTACAACGCGGTCCTTGCTCACCTTGCTGCAAACGAAACATTTATTTCTTCTGCTCAGATGAGAAAGAATGTTGTTGCTCGAGCAAAGGCACTTGGTTATACACCTCATGGTTTGAGTGCACCTTCCGCCACAGTTTCTTTGACTGGTCTTTCTTCTTCAGTTGTGAGTATCCCCGAAGGTACAACGTTCACGTCGACTGACACACTGAATAATATTACATATACATTCTCGACAATTGAAGAAATTTCAAATCCGCAAAACGAGTTTCTTATCTATCAGGGAACTTTTCAAACACAAACATACGCCTTTGATGATAAGGTAAAAAACCTGAAGTTTGAAATTGGAAGTAAGAACGTAGACATTACAAAAATTCAGGTTGTTGTAAAGGATACTGCAACATCAACGAAGAAAGAAGTTTACACGCAGTTCTCCGAGCTCCCGGGCATCGATGGAACAAGTGCGATCTACTTCATCAACGAAAATCCAAATGGTTTCTACGAGATATCCTTTGGTGACGGTGTACTTGGTAAAAAACCCGATGCAGCCTCAATCGTTGAAATCAAATACTTCGTCACAGAAGGTACAGCAGGGAATGGCCTATCAACGTTTTCTGCAAGTTCCTCGTTCTTCGATGGAATGAACGTGAATGTTGTTGCTTCGGATTCTTCTTCGGGAGGTGGAAACAAAGAAGGCATTGAAAGTATTCGACAAAATGCTCCACTGCAGCTTCTTTCTCAGAACCGTGCCGTGACAGTCGATGATTACGTTGCACTTGTAAGAAAGAATGCTAACGTAAGAGATGTTGCAATTTGGGGAGGTGAAGATAATGATCCGCCACAATACGGAAGAGTCTTTGTTTCGGGTATACCTACAACAGGCGAAACACTTACACAGGATGAAAAGGATAAGCTTACTTCGATCTTAAACGGCAAAGGTGTTCTTACTGTTCGTCCACAATTTACTGATCCGGTTTATACGTATCTATACTTTGACATTTTCACTCATTACAATTCGTCACTCACAAACCTTTCTGCAACAGGTATTTCTCAAAAGGTACGTGATGGACTTACCGTATTTAATACAACGAATCTTTCGGACTTTGAAGGAGTCTTTCGTTACTCAGAATTTTTAAGATACATCGTTGATCTTGATAACTCGATCCTCAGTGCATACGCTCGAGTATATGCTTATAAGAAGTTCACCGCAACTACAGCAAACACGAGTAGGTATGAGATTGAGTTTAACTTTGCCCTTGAAGAACCTGAGGATCCAACGGAGTCACTTATCACATCATCATCTTATGTTTCGGGTAGTGATACATTCTTCTTCAAAGATGAAGCATCCTCTGTTGCAAATATAAGAAACATCTATCGTTACACAGTTAACGCCGATGGAATTGAAACGATTGATAAGCGTAACTGTGGTACCGTAAACTTCTCAACAGGCAAAGTTGAAATTGATGATTTTGATATTACTGCAGATACCGAAATTAAAATCTTTGCTAGACCAAATTCAAATGAGATTGTTCCTGTTCGAAATCAGGTTCTTGAAATTGACGCAGGAAGTGATACTACAATTACTTCAAGTATTGATACAATCGCCACTAAAGGAACTGCAGGTTCTCTTGAATACTTCACACCTGCCCGCGAAAGATAATGCACACCGCAATTGCTAATTACAATCCCGATAATTACGAAAGGGATAAGGTAAGGGAACTCATACCAGATTTCTTAAAAGAAAGTTCTGCTAATCTCATTAGCTTTCTTGAAGAGTACTATGACTATTTGAACCGTGAAGGTTTTGCTTCATACGAACTTGGTCATATTGTCGATGAAAACGATATTGATTTAACATCGGCAAAATATCTTGATGCAATTCAAAGTGAAATTGCAAAGACAGTTCAGAACTCTTCAGTGATTGATCGAACTACGCTATATAAAAGAATCATTCACTATTATCGTATTAAGGGTACACCAGAAAGTGTTGATGTATTCTTTCAAATCATGTTTGACTCTTTTGTCGATGTGTATTATCCAGGTGATAATCTTTTTAAGTTGTCTGAAGGAAACTACAACAGCACAGCAGGTACATACTCAAACGAAAGAGGGTTCCTTTCGGGAATAGACAAAATACATGATGGAGAATTTTGGCAAGATTTCAGTTATCAGATCCGAACATCAATTGGAGAATCACGCTGGAGGGATTCATATCAGCGTTTAGTTCACCCTGCTGGAATGCGTTTCTTTACGCTTCTTCTCATTGAAATCATTGTTAAAAATAGATGGGATGATGTTGAAATATATGAAGGCACCGCTGATAATCCTCAAGCGTGGTATACATCTTTAATTCCTCCTCGCTTAAGAAAGAAGAATCCGTATGATGCTTCTCACTCGCCAAAGTATCAGCCCGGCTGGTTATCATCTATCATTTCGGTCTTTATCGATGCTTTGGCCGATGGCCGACCAAGGTCAGTGCTTGATTCACCTGGTGGCGATGCAATCGTTTCAGGAAGCACCGATATTAAAGCCCGCTTCGAACTTGAATCAGCAAACTTCAGAAGTAAAATATTGCATGATGGTTACTTAACCGGTGAAGGCAAATACAATCCTTTATTCTGGCAAGATGAAAGAGAGCTACGTAATTTAGGATTCATGGATTCAACGCTACAAGCTCTTACATCAAATTTCAATGAACATCCGCTTGGTACTACTCCTGTAAATCTATCTGCTTATGCAATCTATGATTCACCGGGTCCTGTGATAACGGATACCTTTACGACACTATACCTCAGACCCGGCGGTACCAACAAGTATTTCAGGCCTGATGGTAGTTCGGTTTATGTTCAGCCATTGACTTAATTGGCATTCTCTAAAAAGTCAAATATCACTTAAAAATCATTATAAATAACACTAAGAAAAGAAAGAATTATGTCAGCAATTATCACAGACGACTTTAGACGAAATCAAGCGCGCCTGCTTGTGAATGATATTAAAGCATCGGCGCATTCAAACTTTGATTCACCTGACGCGTTGAACTCGCCAAGTGTATCTTTGGCTTGGCCTTATCGTGAAAATAATATCTATGCTATTGGATTTGGCAAGTCCGATCCCTGGCCAAATGATTCAGGTGGTAACACTGAAGATGGCGCAGGGTTTAGTGTTCAAGCTCCTCAGGGAACTCAACAAGAAAACGATGATGTTGTTCGTAACCTTTTCACCTTAAAAGAAGTTGGTGTAGATGGAGCGGCACAACTTATTTCGGCTAATCCATGGACCAGTGGAAGAAAGTATAAAGCATACGATCCTACTGATAACGATGCGTTTTATCTCACTGGTGACGAGTATCCCTGCTATGTTACTTCAGGAAATGATGTTTATCTGTGTCTTTCAAATACTGCTGTTTCAACCTTTACTTCTACTCCAGCCTCTACAACCGCACCGACAAACACTGACTATAATATAGAGCGCGAAACTGATGGATATGTTTGGGCTCATATTGCAAAGGTTCCTACAAGTGGAACAATTTCAAAATTCAAGACTGGACAGTTTACACCTATTCAAAAAGATGAGGACCTTTCAGTAGCAATCACAACAACAGAACAAAATTATACTGGCGGTCTTCTAAGCTACATTGGTGTTACAAATGGTGGAAGTGGTTATACATCCGCTCCTACAGTTACACTTACTCTTGTAGGCGATACAGACGATAGTCCAGCCGGGCAAGGTGGCACAATCGTATCTCACGAAACTAAAATTAGAGCTAAGGCAATTCTTGATGGAGGTGTGGTAACAAGAATCGAACTTCAGGACGTGGCCGGATTTGATGGCAGCGATACTGGTTCTTTAAGCTATTGGGATACGGCGAGTAACATATTTACTAATATCCGTTCGGCCACCGTTAAAATTACCGGAGGAGGAGGAGGCAGTGGCGCCACTGCATTTGCACGAATTGCACCTCACAATGGTTATGGCAAAAATGCAATTGATGTTCTTCCAACATGGTTCGTTGGTGTTACAACCGACTTTGAAAACAACGAAGGCACTGATGCTCCTATAATTAACTTTAGACAAGTTTCACTTCTTAAAGATTTTAGACGCTTTGACGATAGTGATGGTAGCACCGAGACCTACGACGCACTTAAGTTTATTACGGTTACCACTGACGCAACACAAAAGGGCAGAATCGATTTGCTCGCTCCTGGTGATATTATTAAGGTATCGGTCGATGACGAATCACCAACAACCGATTCATTAATGTACTTCGATCATCACGTTGATGTAAATGGCACAACAAAAATTTACTATCACCAAAATTCAAATGATAGTGTTAATACTCTTGATCCCATTGTTACATCTAATGATTTGCTTGTCAAAACCGCTGCTAGTGGATCTCTAAGTGAAAACAACATATTAGGGTCGGCAATTACTGCAGTAAGTCAAGGTGAATATCGTCAACTTGATTCTCCTTCTTATAATACTGGCGCAGAAGAGTTTAATGGTGAAGTTATTTTCCACGAAAATCGCAGACCATTTACTCGTGGGTCAGCCCAAACTGAAGAAGTTAAACTAGTCATTCAGTTATAAATAAAAATAATTATGGCAATTAAAACATATTCTGATCAGCCTTATCACGACGATTTTACCACAGCCACAGACAAAGGCTACTTACGCATTTTGTTCCGTCCCGGTCGAAGTGTACAGGTAAGAGAACTAAATCAAATCCAATCCAACGTTCAAGATCAAATTGATAAATTTGGTCGACACGTGTTTAAGGATGGCGATCGTGTTTTAGATGGTTACTCGCAATACGACGAAGGAATTAAAAGTGTTGCAATTCAATTTATTAATAATAGCATTACCACAGCTCAGCTCAACGCGCTTAAGGGTAAAGAAGTTATTAAGAATGGTGATACTACTTTAAGAGCAAAAATCGTCGGTGTTGAAACAACAACAATTGGAAGTGATCAATATAGACTCTATCTAAAATACGGCGGTGAAGGTTCTTCCGGCACAAGAGAATTTGCGAATGCCGACCAAATTAATCTCGCTGCTGACGAAGATACTATCACAATTGGTAGTACAAGCGTAGCCGCTAGTGCTGAAATAGGTGATATTAGTACAAGTGTAGAAGCGCCTGGAGATTATGGCGGCTTCTTTCAAGATGAAGGTGTCTTTTTTGTTAAAGGACACTTTGTTCATGTTGATACAACAGAATCCTTTATTATAAAAGATTCAAATGGTAAAATTACAGGTGATCTTTTCTTCGATATTGCTGAGAGCATTGTTACGAGTGCAGATGATTCGAGTCTTCTCGATAATGCAAATGGCCAACCAAATATTAACGCACCTGGTGCCGATCGTTATAAGATTGCTTTAACACTTAAGTTTGTTAAAGATTCAAATAGCGATGCAGCGGTTGAAGACCAGCAACGTATCCATCTTCTTGAAATTAATCAAGATAAAGTGGTTTCTCCTGTTCGTACAGAATATAGCGAATTAGGTAAAGCCCTTGCACAAAGAACTGAAGAGGAAAGCGGATCCTATACACTCAAACCATTTAAGCACGATATCCGTCAATACCTTAACGATGAAGCAGGTAATCGTGGTAAGTATACCGATGATGAAATTTTAAATTCGCCTAGTACACCTCTTATTGCGGGTGTAACAAATCTTGGTGAAGCGCAGACTGAAGGAAAGAAAAGATACATTGTAGGTATCGAACCTTCCACGGCATATGTTCAAGGTTATCGTGTAGAGTTTGAAGATAAACAAGATGTTGTTGTTACGAAAGGCCGCAGCGATAAAGAAACGTATAGTGATTATAAACTTGCTGCTACTCGTGGTCAATACATTGAAGGATCACTTATAGATGATGCCGGCGTTTTAGATCAAGCATTTATTACAGATTTTGTATTTGCACCTAATGAAACTTATACACTATTTCAAGATGAAAGTAATCCCGATGTTGTAATTGGAACATGCAGAATTCATGCAATTGAAAATACTGGTATAAAAACCGCTGCCCAAGGTGATCCGACCGCGGCACACGCGACTAAAAGATTATACATTTATGATATTAGTTTAGCGGCTGGTAAAAAATTAAGCGACGCAAAAATACTTCACCTTGATCATGATGAGACAACCTCTGATGGAGATTCTTATCTTTTCAATAATGATGGATTCACACTCATTGAAACCGGTGATGATCAGTCCCGCATGGTGTATCCTTTAAGTGGATTTACTGTTGAAGATGTTAATGTTACAAATAGTAAGATCATTGTTCAAGAAAGATTTTATGAACAAGACCCAAGTGATACAACAGTAAACATTAATAGCGCCCATAGTGGTGGTAAACATATTAGTACAGATCCTGACGATTATGTTGTTGTTCAGGAAGGAACATCAACTGAAGATACTGATGGCGAAGCATATGTTAAATCAGTAACACTCAATAATGCAGGTGATGATGCCGATTTGGAAATATTCATGGCAAGTGGTGCTAATCCAGCAACGGGTGCTGGAAACGATTTTACTGTGTTTGCACCGGTCGAAGTTCCAATGGTTATCAGAGATAAGACACAGACGATTGGTTCTACTACG